GCTACGGGGTCGATCAGTGCCAAGCTGCGGTTCATTGCATCGACTGGCATACCTGTAACCGGCACGGTAACGGTTGGCTCGCACGCGGTTACGAATGCCGGGACGTTTGCGGTGCAGGCTGCTTCAGCCGGTGACGTAGCGCACGATGCGGCGGACAGCGGCAATCCGGTCAAGGTCGGCGGCAAGGCGGTCAGTTCGGAGCCGACCGCAGTAGCGGCGGCAGATCGCACGAACTTCATCACTGATCTGGTCGGCAAGCAGATCGTGCTGCCGTACGCAAACCCGGAGAACTTTGTTTCCGGCGCAATCACCTCGGCGATGACTGGTACCACCAGCACGTCGCTGGTGAGTGCTCCGGGGTCGGGACTGCGCAATTACATCACGACTATCATCGTGTCCAACGCTCACGCGACCGTCGGGACAGACGTGATTATCCAGGATGGCAGTGGCGGTACGACGCTGCTTACCATCCCAGCGGCGGCGGTGTACGGCGGTGCTGCCATCACCCTGCCGGTACCGCTGAGGCAGCCGACGACCAATACGGCGCTGTACTGTGCGAACGTCACCACGGGTGCCAGCACCAAGGTATCGGCGGTGGGATACAAGGGCGCCTAGGTGGCGGACTTTAGCGACAACTTCAATCGCAGCAACGGGAGCATTGGAAGTAACTATACGGACGTAGCGGGCGGCGGGCTCCCGACCATTACGAGCAATCAGGTTAGCGGTCCGTCTGGCGTTGACTATCACGCGCTGGTCAACGCTGCGTCTCCGGCGGGGCCGGATCATAAGGTGGAGATTACCCATATCTCCAATCCCGGCGACGGGTCGATATTCCTGTGGAACCGGCTAACGGCCAGCGGGACCAGTCGCACTGGCTACATGGTTCAGTTCTTGTTCTGGGGCACGAATTGCCTGCTGTACAGGGTGAACGCTAATGCGTTGACGCTCCTCACCAGCGTCACGTTCAGCGCGTCGGCCAATGACACGCTGGGGCTGAGGTCCGTTGGAACGTCCATAGACTGCCTGAAAAACGGCAGCAGCATCCTGAATACGACAGACTCGAACATCACCGGCACCGGCTCCTATGGGTTTGGTGTCGGCCTCTGGTATACGCCGATGTGCGTGGTTGATGACTTGGTTTGCACTGACATCGTGACGGTTACGACGCGCAGGCAGTTGTTGCTCGGCGCTGGTCGGTAACATGCTGCTCCCGCTGCTGCTGAACCTATCCGCTGCGGTAGTTGCACCTCCTGCCCAGGTGGTAGAGACGCCCGCTGGAGGGAGGGCGCGCAGACGAGAGCAATACATCGTCAGGATTGATGGGCAAGAGTTCGTTTGCAACTCTCTACAGGCTGTAGAAACACTTCTATTCAAGGCGCGTGAATCCGCCAAGCTGTTCAGTGTCAAGGAAGCGGAGAAGGCGGCAAAGAGAGTCGCTGAGACCGCTCGCGTTGAGCTGCCGACATTCGCTCAACCAAAGATAGAGATAAGCAGCCGTGAGCTGCGACCGCTGGTTGCGCAGGCGAAGCGGGACATTGCCGACACGTACCGGCAAGCACTGATTGAGACTGAATTGCGGATGCTGTTCGAGGTGCGCGAGCGCCAGGAACAGGACGAAGATGCGTTAATACTGTTGATGTGAGGCAGAATGACTGACGTTTCAAATTCGCAGCCAAAGGCGATGGATGATATCGACCTATGTGCCGCGATTGACGATTCAGACAATCGCGCCTACGGCAGCAACCTGTCTAATCTCACGGCTGCTCTGTCAGCGGAACGTGCGCTCAACATAGACCTGTATCTTGGGAAGAATGTTGACCCTGCTCCAGAGGGTCAGTCCAACGTCATCGACCGCACTGTATTTGAGACAGTGCAATGGATTCTTCCTAGCCTGTGTCGCATCTTTGCCAACGGGGATGACGTTGTAACGCTTGTCCCTCAGGACGAGAAGGACGAAGATCAGGCGAAGCAGGAAGCGGCGTACCTCAATTGGATGGTGACGCAGAATCACCCTTGGTTCGATCTGTTCCTGGAATGGGCCACGGATGCACTGCTGACAAAGAACGCTTACTTCCTGGTCTACAAAGACAAGTCGCAGTCGGTAGAGATCGAGAAGTACACGGATCAGACGGCACAGGGCGTCAGTTACCTGATGCAAGACCCGAACGTGCAGATTATCCAGTCTGCCTCAAAGCCCGCCCCTGACTTGCCTCCTGAGCCGGTGATTGATCCTCAGTCAGGCCAGCCGATTGTGGACGCCAACGGCCAGCCGATGATGAAGCCGGCCATGCTGTTTGACTGCACCATTCGCAGGACGGCCGAGAAGAATCAGCTTTGCCTGCGTGTTCTGCCTCCCGAACGAGTGAAGGTAGACCAGCGTGCGTTCTCCTGGCGTATCGATGATAAGTGCAACTACTTCGAGTATTGGGAAGAAACCACGCTCACTGAATTGCGTGAGCAGGGCTTTGATATTCCCGAAGACATTGGGGATGATCCAGAGCTATACACGCAAGAGGATACCGCCCGCGACCAGTATGGCGAGAGGCGCTTAGAGCGCTACAAGCCGTCCGATCCGTCAATGCGCCGCGTCAAAGCGCGCATGATCTGGATTCGTGTCGATGCGGATGGGGACGGGCAGGCCGAGCTGTTGCAGGTGCTCCGGGTAGGCCAGCGGATCATCTACCGCGAGGAAGTGTCACGCATTCCGGTGGCATCGGGTGTCGCGTGCCCTCTGCCGCACCGGCATATCGGCGTTGCGATAGCGGACATTGTATCGGACATTCAGCGGATCAAGACTGCGGTCCTGCGGCAGGGGTTAGACAACCTCTACATCGCCAACAACCCGCAGAAGGTTCTCAACGAACAGATGGTGAACATCGATGACGCGCTCATATCGCGTCCCGGTGGCATTATCCGTGCGACGGACATTAACCAGATTCGGTACGAGGAAGCCCCGTTTGTATTCCCGCAGGCCATAGCGGGATTGGAATACATGGATCAGATGCGGCAGAACCGCACCGGGGTCAATTACAACTTTGCCGGCATTGACACCAAAGACCTGAACAACGTCCAGCCAGGTGCGGTCAATCAAATCAGTTCGCTAGCGGCTGAAAGGGTTGTCCAGATTGCCCGCATTCTGGCTTTTGCCATCGAGGACTTGTTCTCGATCATCCACGAACAAGTGCTGAAGATGGGTCACAAGCGGGAGACGATCCAGCTTAACGGCAAGTGGGTTGAAGTGGACCCGGGTAGCTGGAGGAAGCGCAACGCATTCAAGATTTGCGTGGCCTTTGCCTCTGGAAACAAAGACGCTCAGATGAGCCGTCTGATGCTGATGCTCACCCAGCAACAGCAGGCGTTGCAGTTGGGCATTCCGGTTGTCACTCCTGAGAACTACTACAACACGCTGGTGGAACTGACCAAGGCCGGTGATTTCTCGTCGCCTAATCGCTTCTGGACTGATCCGAAGCTGATACCGCAGAAGCCTCCGACCCCGCCGGAAGGCATCATAAAGACGCAGATGGACAACATCAGCGCCGAGAAGATCAAGGCTGCTGAATTGGTACAGAGAGAGATCGAAAGCCAGCGCGAAGCGGCGTTGAAGAAATACAACATCGATGCACAGACAGGCTTGGAGATTGTCCATAAGCAGGTCGAGCACGGACATACAATCGCGCTTGAGGGTCTGAAGGCATCGCACGCCGCGATCCTAGAGGGATTGGGGCACAAGCTAGAGACGGCAGACGGGGCCATCAGTGCCGTTAACAATGCTCACGAGCACATCAAGAGCCAAGGCTTGAGCCTGTCGAATGTCAGTAACTTGCTAGAGGGTGTGTTCCACGAGGTGCGCAAGAATGGGGCGCTCGCATCGGGTAAGCGCGTAATCAGGAAGAATAAGGACGGGCATATAGAAGGCGTCGATATCCACCACGCGGAAACCGGCGAGTTGCTTGCCTCGCACAAGGCGATCAAGGATCACACCGGCCGCATTGTGGGGATGCAGTGAGCGATCTTGACGCTGGCATCCGTGCCAAGGCGGTACTTGAAAGTCCTGCATATCAGGAAGCCTATAAAGCCACCAGAGCGGCGATCCTCGCACAGTTAGAGAAGCTGCCCATATCCGATACGGACGGCGCAGAGAAGCTCAGGCTTTGCCTGAAAGTGCTGCATTCAGTGCAGGCGAACATGGTCACGGCCTTGAACTCCGGGAAACTGGAGCAGTTCAGGCTAGATGAGGAAAAGAAGCGGAAGGACAATCCTTTCCGCAGTTTGTTCAGGTGAAACAATGACGGACGAAGTGGCCGACCAAGCCCCAGCGCAGTCGGTGATGGATAGGCTTACGGCAAAATTCGGTGGCGACCAGCCGGTTGAATCAACTGATTCGCCCCAGACAGAAGCCGAGCTGGCCGAGGTCGAGTACGAAGGCGCGAAGTATCAGGTTCCTGCCAAGATCAAGGACGCCTTGCTGCGGCAGGAAGACTACACGCGCAAGACGCAGGACTTAGCCTCGCTGCGTAAGGAAACGGAGCACGCCAGGGAACTGGCGATCCAGCGGCAACTGGATGCGTCCTTCGGCGAGTCTGTCGCACAGGAAACGGACCAGCTCAAGATGATCGATGCGTACCTCTCGCAGGTATCGCAGAAGGTCGATTGGGCGAACATGACGACGGACCAGATTGTCCGACAGAAGATCGAGATTGACACGCTGAAGGAACAGCGCGCCAACCTCAAAGCTGCCATTGATGGCAAGCGAAACGAATTCAACACTGGTGTAAAAGCCAAATTTGACGAACTACGCGGCAAGTCCCGCGAGCTGGCGTCCAAATCCATCACTGGATTCAATGAGGAAACCGAAAAGGCTGTGCGTGCATTCGCGCAGACCGAAGGTCTCAGCGAAGCAGAAGTGGACAACGTCCTGCTAGACCCTCGCTCTTTCAAGCTCCTATGGAAGGCGATGCAGTTCGACAAGGTTCAGGCGGGAGCAACAAAGGCCACGGAGACCGCCACGAAAGCGGCCCGCGTACTCAAGCCAGGCGGTGCCGGCGAGAGGATGCCTCAAGAAGTGAGAGACAAACTTGAGTTTGGCAAGGCGATGAAATCCGCGAAGACCAGCGCAGAAAAGGCGCGAGTCATCGAGGACCGCTTTGCAGGACTCTTTGAACGAAGAGGTCACACGCAATGACTGTTTTGACCAACACGACCCTTACCTTTGGTATCGGGTCTGGTGGTGGCATCCGGGAAGACCTGGAAGACACCATTTGGGACTTGTTCCCGGAAGACACGTACCTTGTCAGCAACCTGGACAAGATCGACGCAACGGCTCCGACGCATGAGTGGCTGGGCCAGACCCTTGCCGCTGCGGCTGCGAACATCGGGGTGGAAGGCGATGATGCCTCCTTCACCTCGCTGACCTCGCCCAGCCGGTTTGGCAACTACTGCCAGATTCTCAGCAAGACCTTTCTGGTCTCTGACACGGCGGAAGCGACCAAGCGTGCTGGACGTGGCTCGGAAGTGGCACGCGGCGCGATGGTCAAGATGCGCGAGATCAAGCGCGATCTGGAGTACGCGCTGTCGCGTAACGGCATCGGCACGGCGGGTGGTGCGACCACGGGCCGCTCGATGGCCGGCATCGAGACGTGGATAAGCGGCAATCTGAACAACGCTGCTGTGGGCACGACAGTCACGGCCTCCACGGCTGTGCGTTCGAC